CCTCATGCAGCAAACGTCTTAAAGTACATGTGGCGTTGTGAGTATAAGAATGGCTTGGAAGATATTGACAAAGCCTTGTGGTATCTTAACAGATTACGGAAACGATGGGTGGAGTCACACAAATGAATATTGACGTTACTATTTTTGAGGTTTTGGTATTGGCGCATTTAGGTGTCACTTTATGGTTGTCTTGGATGGTTATAAAACAGCAAGAGGCAATCTCAAATATCTACGCTGCCATAGCAGCTATGATAGAAGAGGAATAACATGAAAGGAGTTTTGTGTGTGGACCGCAATAATACTTACCTGTCACTTAGACACTGCCACTTGTAAAAGTGTGTCACCACCGTCTCTTTATACTTCAGAGCAAGCTTGCTTAAACTCTCTAGCTTTAGGTATACAGACCCTAGAGGGGAATAGGTGGGTAGTTAAAGACTACCTCTGCCATCAGTGGGGTAAAACCTCATAAAGAAAAAGGCCCCAAGGAGAAATCCAAGGGGCCTTAGTTTTGGGAGGAGTCAAAAAGTCGATTAGAGGAGCAACCGACTAACAACACCTTATTTTAAGCTTGCTTCTGTGTCAAGCATTTATTTACCGAAGAATTTAGATACTGACCTAATTCCTATGGATGCTGATACGATCCCACCAAGGGAATACTGATACCATGTTGGCATAGTCTCAAGTGCTGCAAAACCAGCTTGCACTATAGCATTACCCCAATCACCACAAAACGCTAGTATCAGGGGAATACTGAAGAGTAGGGTTATCCACTCGTCTTTCCAGCTATTCTGTGTAGCCTGTATAGCAGCTAGATCCCAGTCTATCTCACCTGTAAGCTGTTTCTTCTTAATCTCAGCCTCAGTTAGTTTGATCTGTGTCTTACTGTCGATTACACTTGTAGCTAAACCAACTACACTACCTATTATTTGTCCTATCATTTCTTTTCACTCCCTAGCCAAACGGCTATCGTACCAGTCATAGCACCACTTACGACACTAATCATAGCACTCTGTTGGGTACTTAAGTCATCCAAACTAATTCCCCACTCTATTACACGTATATACATAATAGTCATAACGAGCATCATAAGTCTTGGCATAAGTTTCCAAGCTAGTATTCTTTCCATATCAGACCTCTACGTCTAGTATTCTACCTACTTCTATAGGCGCTACAATTCTACCATTGGGACTGTAGGCTATCTCAGCCATACTTCTCTGCCTGTTCTGTAGCTCTTCAGCCTTCTCTTGCCAGTACTTATCAAGTCTTATGGTAACTTCACTACGAGTAGCTGGCTCTACAACCTTTGGTTTATCAGCACTAGCCTTAGCTGGGGGAGTAGGTGCTGTAGTCACAGTCGTAGCTGTAAACTCAGGGATCTGGTACATCTGAAATGGAAAAGTACCTTTAGCATCTAGGCTCATAGCATTCCCTTTGACGACATTATAGCAAGAGTAACTATTCCTGTGATTATAGACAGCACGATTAGAGTACCCCCAATAACAACTACCTTCTCTACAATCTCTTGCTTACGGAGCCTATCAGCAGCTTCTTTCTCTTTACGTTCTCTACGTGTTCTAGCTCTGATTTCTTGTAGCTCACCCCAAGCGGAATAACCTCTGGTAGCTATCACAATGGCTCTGAGTTCTTCTTCAGCATCCTTAGCCTTCTGTAGCTTCACGAAAGTCTCCATACTGTTCTCATCATCACCTGAGAAGAGACTGTTCTTTTTCTTATTGTGGTTGTTCCTTAGCTCATCGACACCATCAAAGAACTCACCAATTTGTTTAGTAACTGAGACAAGCTCTTTACCTGCACTGACAGCACTCTTGACAGCAGCTAGGGCAGTGAATGGGTCTATCATAACAATCCTTACTGGTCATTAGCCATTTTCTCTACTGATTGTCGGATTGCTTTAATGTTTTCGTCTATGCGGGCCATAGATATTGCTTGCCTTTGTGTGGCGTCTTCTACAATAGACATCCTAGACTGTAGACGCATGATATCTTCACCATTACGTTCAATGTCTGACATCATCATAGAGACAGTCCACACTATAGCTGCTGCTTGAGCTATAAGACCAAAGATAAGCGTTATAGGTACACTCCTAGAGAGGTGCCAATTATCTTCATCCTTGGTCATGCTGGGTAGACTTTACGATCAAGTTCAAAGTGAGGGGCATCATAGAAGCTCTTCCAGTCACCACCCCATACGATGGAAATGTCAAGCTCTTCTGCTGCATCCTTCATGGCTTCAGCCATAGTTTCAAACCTATCTAAGTCTTCCCAATCTACAGGCCAAGGAACCATGTCTACAGCATGACCTGTGATGTGTCTTGAGTTAAGTGTAGTTGACTTACCCTCTTTGAGTAATTGTCTCTGACGATCAATATGACGTATACCTTCGATGACTGTGAAGTCTACCTCAGTGATCTCTATTGCTTTCTTAACTACAGCTTGCATATCAGGGTGTACTCCTGACAAGTTCTGTAAGCTACGTGTTCCTAGTTTGTATGCCACTTTACTTTCCTTTATTCTGGTTTATCAGGCCACACAATGGTAAGAGGGTCTGTATAAGTTTCGGTTATATCTCTTAGGTCTTGTCTATAAGCAGCCCAATCCTGACGTTGTGCATCTGTAAGAGGATTGTCTGTCACTTGCGTCCAATCGCTTTCAGATAAAAGGCTATTTCGCTTTGACCTAATCAACTCTAAATTATCAGCATCTTGCTGGGTGGAAATCTCAGACGAACTTTTCAGTTGTATTAAACCGCTAACAACTTTTAATTCAGCTATTTCGTGACCTTCAAAACTATCAACAGTGTAGTTGTTACCATTACGGTTCTGTTCTAGGTCATACTCAGAGCAAGATATGCGACCAACGATTTCATTTGCATTGTACAGAATATAATTCACTGCAAGACCTCCACTAAAATAATACCATAGTTCAGATCGTAGCTTGGACCAGTAGTAATAGAAGAACGCTCAAAAGTTGCTGATGCTGTTACAGTTGAGCTAGAGTTACTTGAAACAGCAACAACTGCTGAAGTTGACCCCCACGCACCAGTGCTCATATTGTTAGTAAATGAAACCATTGATGTGCCACCTGTTATGGCTAGAGTTAGCTTTCCAAGGCTGCTATTTAACCCACTTCGCATGGAGCCAGATGCTATGGCGTAAATGATAGAACCTGATGTGCAGCCAGTTAAAGTTGCGGTGAATGTAGAACCCGTTCCAATAGACACAGAACTACCACCTGATCTAGCTACTTGAGAAATACCTGCCCCGATAAATCTATCAGCACTAATTGTGCCAGCAGTAATCTTGCTTGCATTAAGATTAGCTATTTTGGCATCGTCAATAGCTGCGTCTGCTATTTTTGCACGGATGATTTCTCCGTCTTGTACTTTAAGCCTAGATATTGCACCGTTTGCAATCTTGGCGTTCTCAATTAAGCCATCATTAATTTGCGCTGTTGATGTAATAATCCCAGAGGTGCTTAAAAGCCCGCCAGTAATCGTGTTGGCGACAATTTTATTGCCAGTAATAGTATCTGCCAATATTTTTGGCGCAGTAATAGCATTGTCAGAAATCTGGGTTCCAGTTATTTGACCAGTTATATCCCCAGCGTCAGATGCAGCAATTGTTAAAACCCACGCACTACCTGTCCAACGATACAATTTACCATCAGTGGTTAAGAATACTTGTTGTCCTGCAAAGTCACCAGCGGCTGGTAAAGACGAAACAGGTTCAATAATATCTAAACCTTGATCTAAGAATAGTTGCCTTATACCATTTTCAAAAGCGATATTATCAATGAAGGCAGTTGTTGCAGATACACCAGAAGTAAAACCAGATTTGTTGCCACTAAAGTCTACAGCCTTTAAGAAATAATATTTTGTAACATCTATTCCTAAGTTCGTCCTGACAAAGTAGCTGCCAGAAGATGTACCAACAAGGTTTGCACCAGTTGTTGTGTTGCTTGAGTTTTCGTATATCTCAACAAAGTTTAAATCACGATTGGCAGGGTTTGTCCAAGAGATAGTAATGAGTTCATAACCACCTGTCGCAGTAATTGTAGTTGGGAGACTAGGTGCCGTAACATCCCCACCATTACTTGCAGTAGCTGATGTGTAAGCGCCTCTAAAACCAGTTATTGATACACTTCTTACTCTAACTGTATAACTAACATTATCAACAATAGGGTTTAAAAGAATTGATGTCTCTGACGTTGTGTATGTAGTAGTATTTGCACTACTCGTTTGCCTTAACTCAACCTCATAATAACTTACAAAAGAACTGTCAGCAGCGGTCCAACTAGCTAATAGACTGTTTATAACGGTTCCATCACCTTGAACCTCAGAACCGCCTCCCGACAGAGTTAAACTAGTAATTGCAGTACCAGCGGAAATGTTTGGAAGGTTTGAATCATTACTTATGATAGCAGTCTCTTCAGCGTTCCAATCAAATGCAGCTTGTGATGTCTCTCTAAGAGTTAAGTTTATTCGTAGGTCACCCGCATCTTCACTAGCAGATAACTTCCAACCAACTACCTCAAATTCTTTTGCGCTGAAGCCATACCTAGCATTAGTAAACGCTATAATATCACCTACTTCAATTTCCATAGCCTCTAAGCCAAAGTCGGCTGATAAGGTCATTTGTTCACGACCACGGAATAATGTAAGTTTGGCTAATCTTTGAGCAGAGGCAGCACTTGTAGTGAATGGTAACTCAAGGTCTAATGCAACCTCTTCTCCATCATCTTGATTTATAAACGCTGTACTTTTTATTTCTGGGTAGTCAGCAGTAATATAGTCTTGGGCTGCATCATTAAATGTACCACGAACAATATTAAAGTTATCTCTCATGGAAACACGAGTTGATAGGTTTATTGGACCCCTTAAGTCATCAAGGGTAAGAGTTTTGACTGGGGATGTATAAGCACCAGCTTTTAACTTCCACTTACCCCCACCCCAGAACAACGTACCAGCACAAGACGTAACAAGATCCTCTAGTACAGAGCCAGTAGGGGTGCTTGCCTTAATGACACCATTTGCTGTATA